AAAGCACTAAATCAATTACATTTAAGTATGATGATTATAACAGAAGAATTTTAGTTGATCCTGTTAATTTTTCTTCTTCGGGTGTTAATACGACAACTAATGAAATAACTTTAACCGATCATGGTTTCAAGAGTGGTGACAAGATTTTACATACTGCAACTGTTCCCTCTGTAGGATTATCAAGTGACAAACTTTATTATGTAAATCGTGTTGATCAAAATACAATTAAACTTTCAGAAACTTATTTTGATTCAACTCAGGAAAAACCAGTTGTAGTTGATATTACCAGTGCTTCTTCTGGAACTATATCTCCAATCAACCCCCCAATTAAACTTTATAAAGATTCTACAGTAACTTTTGATTTGTCAGACTCATCTCTTGGATTTAAAGTTCAGGGCAAGTCTTATCCTGCTTTTGAACTTAATTTCTACAAAGATAAAGATTTTAAGGTAATTTGGGAAAAATCTGATAATAGTAAAGTTTTTGAAGTTGTTAGATCTGGTGTAGTTGGATCTTCTGGAGCAAAAGTTACTCTTGCAGTTAATAGCGACACTCCAAAGTTTTTGTATTACAATTTTGATTTAGTTGATGCAAATCCTGATGTAGATACTCCTGAGGTAAAGCAGCAAGTAGTTGTAGATACTGAAGTTGTAAATTCAAATCAAATAGAAATTAAAGAGAGTGGTTATCAAGGAACTCACAAAATTTCTACGCCCTCAACAACTTCATTTACTTATACTTTAAAAGATACTCCAGAGGCATCTTCATATACCGCTGCAGGTGGTGCTGTAATTAATTACACGACTGACTGTACTCACACATATGGTCCAATAGCAAAAGTTGATGTCACTGGCTCTGGTAGAAACTATGAGTCTCTTCCTGGAATTTCTACAGTAGATACGGCTGCTGGAACTGGGGCAATTCTAGAAGCTGAAAGCTCAAATATTGGACAACTTCTTAAAACTACAATCAAGGATATTGGTTATACCTATCCATCAGATCTTACATTATCTCCATCTGCACTATATCCACAGATAGTAAAAATAGAACCTTTGGCAGTTTTTGACTCTATTAGAGTAGAATCTTTTGGAAAAGGATACTCTGTTTCTCCAAAGTTGGTCGTTTTAGATGGTGTAACAAATAAATTAGTTTCTGATGTAGATCTAAAAGTAACACCAGGATCTTCAAGTGTACAGATATTGAAGAATACGAAAGGAATTAGCAATACATCACCAGTAATAATTCCAACACGAAGTGGTGCAGGAGTTGGAATTAAAACAATCTCATATAATTCTTCAACTGAAGATGTGACTGTTGAACTTGCTGTTGGATTTAGCACAGTAAATTCATTCCCATTTGCAGTTGGTGATAAAGTTCTGGTTGAAAATGTAAGTGTTGGTGTTGGATCAACTGGAAAAGGATTTGATTCAGAATATTATGATTACAAGTTGTTTGAATTAACCGCTGTCAATGAAAGATTGGGTGGTATTGGTATTGTAACTTATAGTATGTCTGGACTTTTAAATCCTGGTGAAATAGTTGGATTTTTTGATGATGTGAATTCTTCAGGAAGAATTACTGCTAAGAAAAGTTTCCCAACATTTGTATCAGAATTAACTACAAGGGAATATTTCCCAGGAGAAGTTGTAACTTCAGATTCTGCTACGGGAGTGGTCGATTCTTGGAATTCAAATTCAAATACATTATTAATTTCCTCTAGTGATAATTTTGTTGTTGGTGAAAAAATAATTGGTGGATCATCTGATGCTCATGGAGTAGCCTCATCTATTACATCATATGAAAAATATTATAATTTAGAGGACTCATCTAAAGTCATAAAAGGATGGGATAATGATTCTGGAGAGCTTAATTTTGAACTTCAGAAGTTACAAGATAACTTCTATTATCAAAACTTCTCATATTCATTAAAATCATCCGTCCCATATGAAACTTGGAATGAACCAGTTTCTTCACTTAACCATACTTTAGGATTTAAGAAATTTTCTGATTATCAATTAGAAACCACAAATTCTAATAATATGAGTGTTGGATTGTCTACTGCTTTGACAAACTTCACTCTTGTTAATGATCTGCAAGGATTTGCTAGTATTAATTGTTTCTATGATTTTGACCTTGCAACAGAAAACAATTTGAATCTTAATTCTAAAGTTGTCTCTGATGAAATAATATTCTCAAATAGAATTTTGACTGATTATTTTGAATCAGTTGGAAATAGAGTTCTGTCAATTGACGATATCAGTGGTCAGTTTAATAGTAACCCAAGACCTACAGCTTTTAGCCTTGTTGACAGTTTTACTCTTTCTTCAACTAGATTCCAAAAGTATATTACTTATGTAAGGGATAAGAGATATACAGCACAGAGACAACTCATGTTGGTTGATGTTCTGCATGACGATACTCGCGGATATATTAATCAATATGCAAGAGTTGAAACTCAGTATGACCAAGGATCATTTGATTTTGGTGTATCTGGATCTGATGGACAACTTTTGTTCTTTCCAACAAAATCATCGGTAAATGACTATAACGTTATTACCATGGCGTATAAC